GTTACTTGTAATCGGTTCTTCACTTCCTCTAATGCTTTTTCAAGGTTCTCTTGGTTGACATGTTCCATTTTGCGCATAGTTAGCTGGTATGGGTATTTGCATGTCTTGCAGTACCAACAAACAGAAAACCATCCGTTATCTAGTTGTAGCATTGATCCGTGGCCTTTTGGACATGATGCATCCTCGAAATATATTTGTGCTCTCACCTTCACATTGTCTAGTTCCATAGTTAGTTATTTTTATTCTTCTTCAAGAGCCATAGGAACATATCATTTTACTTTTAGGTGAGTACTAAACCAGCTACCGAAGTTCTTGGCTCCGAGGCATGAACCGAAGTACAGTTTGCAATCGTTAAGGTCTAGGTGCTTCATCATGTAGTTGAGGCGTTGGGTGGTGTAGGGTTTGAAACCGAGGGCGGCGCGTTCTGGTGTGTTCAGTTTCTCTTTCCAAAACTCTGCCAACTCGTTCTTGTCTTTTGCCTGTTGGTAGGTGCGGGGTGAGGTGTAGGTGATGTTGAGACTAAATTTTGCTTTCTCCATGAAGCTGTACTTTAGGATATGCAAGACGTTCTAGGTCAAGCAAACGGGAGTTAATGGTTTCAAATGTTTGGTTGGCAAGCAGTCTACCTATCTCAACAAAGATTTGTTCCCACGATGGCGAGCGCAGTTTTTTGGTTAGGCTTCCATAACCGTAATTACTATCTGCATCGTACCAATCGAAAGCTTTAGCGAACTCCTTCCGTATTTGTTCGTCGTTATTTTCTTCCATACTACTTTGAGTTTACCACCGCATTTTCTATCCACTTCATCATCGTAAGTCCAGTCCGCGCACTCTTGACTTTAGCTAACTTACGTGTGGTTTCTAATAAACGGACGATAACTGTCTTCTGTCGTTTCATGGCTTAAATACTAGCTTATTAAACTATGTAGTGGAGTATAGCATACTAGTACGCGCTGTCCACATGTAGTTATCCCCACATTTCACAGTACGCACTTGCTTACTTAATATCAGGGTATATACTAGTTGGTAGGTCGGTTCATTGACATATGTGGATGGTTGATGGGGGAACGAGAATGTTAGTGCGGTAGGTTGCTAGCACCGGAACATTGTTTGCGACCGCTAATGTGGGCGTAAACTGAATATCCGCATTTCCCCACCAGCCATTCACTATTGGAATATCGAAAGCATGGGTGGCGGAATAAGACGCTATAGAGGTGCGGGTAGCTCCCAAGGTGAGCGCTGTTGGTAAAAGCAGTAGCGCGTGCAAGATGCAATCTCTTGCCCCATGCTCTCGGTATTCCAGTATTCATAGGTAGTAAGACTTTGGGTGGCAGTCTGTTGCGGGGTGTGGACGTTCGATTTCGTCTATCCTAGGTAGTAGTGGTACGTATCCCCGCAACCGTCTGTCACTCAAAGCAAAATTAAACAGGACACTTTCACCCCCTACTCAATGCAGTCCTGTGTTGAGTGTGGGGTAAAGGTAAATTAGAAAACATGGAAAAGAAAAAGTGTAGGGATTGTAAACGAGAGTATAAAGGAAAAGATTGTTGGTCGTGTGCTGGGTTCGTAGAGAATACCCCAAATGCAGGACGGCTTACAGAAGCGTTGCGCCGCATTACGATAGGTATAGCACCTAAGAAAAACTAGTATGCGTATATTCTACATGGGTAAGGAGGTTCGAGACGGTAAGGGTCGTTGGACCAGTTTCAAGTCTCGGGCAAGGGCAGTTATCAAGAAGGCATGTATCTACTCGGCAATCGTCGCAGTAGCGGTAGGGGCAAGCTACAAATATTTCCCTCGCAATACCGTAAGCTACGTCGCACCCATAGCAGAGGCGGCAGAGGTCTGCGGGGCATCGTGCCAGGAGTTAGCGGCACAGTTGGTTGGACAAAAAATAGAGAAGTTGAAAGACGAGTTGGTAGAAGACATCGGTAAGTGCGAAAGCGGCGGTGCTAAAGACCCAGATGGCCTTATAATCTTTGACACTAACAATGAGGCATCGGTTGGACACTTGCAGTTTCAGCGTGCAACAGTCATCCATTACATGATGAAGTTCTTTGAGAAAGCTATCGACCGTTCAGATGCAATCGCTATCTCTATCGACAGCAAACTATCTCACAACCTAGCGAAGACAATCATCTTTGAAGAAGATGTCTGGTACGACAAAGATAAATTTCCTCACGGTTCGTGGGCTAACTGGTACAACTGCTCTATGAAAGTGAACGCACCAGTTCGCGTAGCAGCTATCAAAGCAATAGCTAAATAGTATGCCCGAGTTCACCAAACTAAACAAAGAGTACGTCGAGGCAATGACTAAGTGTGTCACGTTACGAGAGCAAGACGAAAAGAACAAGCTGGCTCTCATATCGGCACAGCACCAGTTAACGCTAGCGAAGGCAGCATTAAACGATTACGAGCGCGGAGTAAGAACTAACTAATATGGACGGATACGACGACATGGGGGACGGTTACAAAGGTGACAAGGTACTCAAGTGGGTGGGATGGTTTTTCGGGGCACTCATCATTCTCTTGGTCTGTATGTACTTTATCAACGCAGTATTCAACGCATGAAAAAAGCACTCTTACACTATACCGGAACACCAAATCAGATCATGGAGGAAATCGAGTATCAAATCGCGATGCGAGAGGAACCGGAGGACGTAAAAGTCAGACTAGAAAACATCCAAAGAATAGGACGGGCAATCGGATTCAGTGGTTACGAGGACCGTTATCGGGACCAATTTATCGGAGCTAACGAATAATCCATGACAGCAATTGAAAAAGTAAACAAAGTACTCGTACAAGACAATTCAGTCGAATCACTCATATCTCAGGCAATAGCAGGAAACGTCCCTGTCGAAACTTTAGAACGATTGTTTGGACTCCGCGAGAAAGTAAAAGCAGAAAAGGCTCGCGAAGCGTTTGTGGACGCCATGGCAGTGTTCCAAAGTAACTGTCCGGTGATAAAAAAGACCAAGAAGGTAATGAACAAGGACGGTCGTACTATTCGTTACACATTTGCGCCGATAGACTCCATCGTCGAGCAAATAAAATCACCCCTCGCAAGCGCACGCCTTTCGTATACGTGGGACGTAAAAGAAGAAACAGGGAAAATAACCGCAATCTGTACCATCACCCACGCGCTCGGACATTCTTCTACCAGTTCATTTAGTGTCCCGATAGATCAAGAAGGTTACATGACGGCTCCACAAAAAGTCGCCTCAGCTCTTACGTTCGCAAAACGCTACACCCTTTGTAATGCTTTGGGAATCAGCACCGGAGAGGAGGACACGGACGCTACCGATGTAGGAAAAGAACCGGGAGCAAAGTCAGCAAAATCACGTATCATCTTTAGTCTCAAGGCGCTTGGAAAAAAGACGGCAACAAAAGAAGACTGCGCTGCCGCTGTAAAACAGCTCACTAAGATAGACTTAGAGACCGGCGACATGGACGAAATCGCAAACCGCTTAGACATCCTAGTATCCGAACACAATGAAAACGCTCAAATTCACTAATAAGGAAGACTGGCTTGCGGCACGTCTTGGCCGGGTAACAGGCACAAGACTTAAGGACTTGGTATCAAAGCGTGGTGGGCGTAAGATTGGATTCTACGAGATCATTGCAGAGCGTATCGCAATCCCTGCCACAGAAGAAAACAGGATGGACCGCGGTATAAGATTAGAGGACGAAGCGATACAAAGGTTCTCCAAGGAAACAGGAAAAAAGGTCGACACAAGTCTCGTAATATGGCACCGCGACGACGACGAGAATATTGCAATCTCACCAGATGGATTCATAGGAAAGACGGAAGCTGTAGAAGCTAAATGTCTTTCGTCGGCCCGGCACATCGAGGCTATGATTACAAAGCAGATTCCCGACGAATACGAGTGCCAGGTCATCCAGTATTTTCTGGTTAATGAAAAACTAAAGACCTTGTACTTTGTGTTCTACGACCCACGAATGCCCCGAGACTTCTTTTGGCTTGAGGTGAATCGAAAAGACGTACAGGAAAAAGTCACCGAATACCTTGCATTAGAAAAAGAAGTTTTGGCAGAGATTGACTTACTAGAAAAGCAATTGACCTTCTAATCTATGAAATATCAAATAAACCAAGTGGCCTCGATATTGAAAAGAAAGAAGAAAATTGATAATTTCTGGGCGATTGATACCCGGCTCTCACTACGCCTCGGTAGTCACATACACAAGCTACGGGGGCGGGGGTGGAATATACAGACTACGATGGTGGGGAAGAATTGTGTGTATAAACTTATTAAAGCAATATAAAAATATGAGTAAATTCCTCCACCAAGGCGACATAACATTCATAAAAGTAGCAGACGTTGATATCGAATCAGAGAAACATGATGGCTCGTTTATTGTTGGTTTTGGCGAGGCGACTGGCCATCATCATCGTGTCACAGTACAAAATCCACAGGACATGGAAATAGTAAAAGTCGCAGATGGCTTTATCCTTAGAGTAAAATCCAAGGCCACTATCACACACGAGGAACATAAATCGCTGATACTTTCCCCAGGAACGTACCGGATAGGGCATGAGAGAGAAATGGACTGGTTTTCATTAGCTACTCGAAACGTAATCGACTAATTTCTATGGCAACCGAAAGATTGTATAGCGAAGCCGCAGAAGCAGATTTGAAAGAATTAGACCGTATCGCAATGCTTCCATATCGTTGGGATGAAAGCAAAATAATTGAAAATCTCAAAGATTTCTACAAACTGTATTCGATAAAATTTCCTAGAAGAGTAACTACTCTTGTAGATATTTTCGATACACGGCTAATTCCAATATTTGATAGGCAGTCTTGGCAGGCTAGGCAGGCTAGGCAGGCTAGGCAGGTTGGGCAGTCTTGGCAGGTTGGGCAGGCTTGGCAGTCTTGGCAGTCTTGGCAGGTTGGGCAGGCTTGGCAGTCTTGGCAGGCTTGGCAGGTTGGGCAGGCTAGGCAGGCTAGGCAGTCTTGGCAGGCTAGGCAGGCTAGGCAGGCTAGGCAGGTTGGGCAGTCTTGGCAGGTTGGGCAGGCTTGGCAGTCTTGGCAGTCTTGGCAGGTTGGGCAGGCTTGGCAGTCTTGGCAGGCTTGGCAGGTTGGGCAGGCTAGGCAGGCTAGGCAGGCTAGGCAGGCTAGGCAGGCTTGGCAGGCTAGGCAGGCTGGGCAGGCTGGGCAGGCTTACAACTACGCGACTGATTATTGGGAGGAGTGGGCGTCAGTCTACACACCGGAATATGCTCGGACAAATCCCATAAATGAGAACGACCAAAAGTTTATGGATGGTCAGAAACTTTTGCTTTCTGCGAAAGAAGCTGGTCTTGGTTTCTTTGTAGACGACGAAGAAAGCAGTGTCGTATATCTAATTCCTTGCGCTACTGTTCGTCTCAATGAAGCCAATAGACACCATTCGCATCGCTTTCCGGCAATCGAGTGGAAAGACGGAGCTAAATTCTACTATCTTAATGGTGTTAATTTTCCCGAAGAACTTTGGCAACAAGTCGTGTCTGGTGAAATGCCATTCAAAGATATACTCGCAATCCAAGACACTGACCAGCGTACTCAAGCGATGCGATATGGGAACGTCAAAGATTTCATTACGCACGCAAAAGGGAAATTACTCGACACGGCTACCAAAACAAAAGTGGATGGTACCACGATTAACTACTCTCTTTACAAGTTTCCTTCCGGAGACATCTTCACGCAAGATGCTTACTACATGGTTTATGACGATGTGGTCCCAGGAAGTGATAAATGGTATATGAGTGGGGTTGTCAAATCGGAGACAGTTGCAGAGGCCATGTCTTGGAAGTTTAGTGACGATCAGCACACACTCTCACCTGTCGAATGGGAGGCATTAGTACCCGGCGTAACAATGAATTGACATGAACAAAGAAGCACTAGAGACAATTGCGCTTTGGCCTTAGACGCTGTACTAGAGAAACTGAAATGAAGTAGTAGCTCATTAAATCTAGTCCACTTGAATTAGCTCGATGCTAATTCTAATCGTCGGTAGTGTTCTAGGTGAGCGGCTGCCAAAAATGCCCTCCAAGTAGCTCAGCTTCCCTTGGCATCTAGGGCACTGCCCGCGATACGCACCCCCACTCATTTACATAATTCACACATGCCTCATACTTAAGGTCAGTACTGAACCTTGAAATATGAGGAGACAATGAGACATGATCCAATCAAGTACATCCTTCATACCCTTTGGGCTATGCTGGCAGTTATCGTCCTTATCTTTCTGGCTCTGGTTACTCACGCCAAAGCCTTTACGGAAGGCGCGGAATATACTGCGCCCGTCAACGCGTGTACGAGTCTCGAAGACGCCCGTCTGTACTTTTCCAAGAAGGAGGAGGAACCACCAACGTGCGGTGCGTACCGGATCGCTCGCTTCACCTACATCAAGGAGGTGGAAAGCTTCTCGGTAGAAGGCGGCAAAATCACCCTGCACCTCGTGCAGATCATGAGTGCGCCGGGGAATCCTGTCGAGTACGTTGCGTCATTCACCAAACTACAGGAGATGTGATATGGAAACATTCACCCTCAGTGTAAAGGAATGCCGGTGTGACAACTGCAAAAGGAAAACCAAGGAGCCAAGCTACTTCAAAGTGAAGGACACCTGGCTCATCTGGTTCTTTTGCTCGAACGACTGTGGACGGAAGTTCACAGGGTACTGGTCTAGCCGTGAGCATAATCCTATGCTTACGATGCAATAGGAGGACGCAATGCAAAGCTGTGCTCTCTGCAAGCAGTCTATTGGCAAGTATCCTGTCTACGTGAAGCATGATGGCAAGGAATATCCGTGCTGTTGTGGTGCCCACGGAGACATCTTTTGGGGGCATCTTGCCCTAAAGGATATGGCTTCTAACGGAAAGCCATTAGACCGTCAGCTCCACCTACGTCTTGTCCCCCCACGACCGTAACTTTTAATGATATGGGGGCTGCAAACAAGAAGACCGGCCATCACAGCCGGTCTTTACTTGTGTACATCAGAGGATTACTTTCGCACAAGACCAAGGTTAAGGTCGGAACGGCGAATCTGGCCCCACAGCATCATAACAAAGGATACAAGCTGCACGCCGTTTGCTATCGCTCCTGCTACTTGGTCTTCGCTAACGCCGTTTACATTCAAGTATTTAAGTCCCGCCATGACAGCGAAGATTACGATACCTGAACCCGTCATAGAAAACGTTGAAAACATAGTCGTTGATTAGCTAGTAATAGGAGCCTGTTTAGGGCCGGTGCTCAAGGCCAATAGTTTAGCTTTAAGTGCCGAGATCAGCGCCATAAATACGCCTACCTGTTTCTCTTTTTCGGGAGCAAAGAAGCCATCGAAGTAAGGTACGGGGTCGATGTTTCCATTGAAACCATTGGCGGCCTCTATGCGATTGTTCAAGTGGTCGAAGGGTATCAAACCGAAATGAAGATGGTCCCCCGAGCTTTCAAAGGGTGCCCCTGTGTTGTCGGCGTAGCCTATAAGGTCGCCACGCTTCACAGGACGCGCTACACCGTCTGTAGGGATGGGGGATGGGTACTTTGTAGGCTCTGTGTCTCCGATGAGGTGCCAGTGGACCACGTTAAATTGGGCGTCAGTGCCCTTGTAATCATAGAATCCAGTAGGTCGGAGAACCATGCCTTCGCCACCGTGGCTGTCCTTTTCAAAGTGTACAAGGCCGTCGCAGGGGGCATAGACAGGTGTACCGTGGGAAGCCATGATGTCACAACCCATATGGCCTTTTTGGGGCTTGCCGTTGCTGTCTTTGAAGCGTGCGTAGTATTCAGGATTTCCGCCGAATCGCTGGATTATTTTGCAGTTCTTAACTGGGTACGAAAGTTCGAGTTTCATATACTTCTTGGTGCTGTTTCATTATTAACGTAACGTTTAATCCAATTGCAATTTGCACAGAGAATTTGGTATCTACCAGTTTTATCTGCCATTACATACAGATAATATCGAGGTCCACCAGAATGCCCCATTTCTTTTCGCTCCTTGTAACCCCCGCCCTTTACGTGATCTATTTGCAGCGCTCGCCAATCGTCGAACCCACATCGTTTACACTTTCCTCCAAGTGCCTTTAATACTTTTTGACGCATGGCCGCTCTATAGTTACGGACAATTGAAGTGTTTGCTTTTGGGTTTTGTTTGAGCCATCTTTTTCCCCATTCTTTTCGGGCTTTGTTTGAACAGATTTTGCAAATTGATTGTATTTTTACACTACCTTTATTCTGCAAAAAGAATTCAGCTCTTTTTTTCAAGATGTTGCATTTTATACATATTTTCTGTTTTAAGATTTTTCTAGCCATGCATGATATTTGACTTAAACCACTCGAATAACATACTTCCACAAAACGTAATTGCGGCGACTGCTCCATACATGTATACAACCTTGTTTTTGATTTCGTCAAGGTTCTTTTGCATTACTTCCTGGCTTTCTTCCAGTTTGTCGAACCGCGAGTTCATCGCGTCGAAGAATTTACTTTGATAAAACTGATCGTCAGTCATGTTTGTACTTATAATGTTCTGCTACATTTAATATCGCCTCAAAGTGAGAAATGAGAGATTTTTCATTCATCCCTTCTACGTTAGCACCAAAATTAGTGAGCGCATCACGAAGATTTGCTTCAAAAGCTGCCGCATTCATCTCCCCCTTCGGTACAATACCGTCACGTTTCAATATGATGTAGCGCTCCATATCTTTAAGAAGTCCGTACGGTGGGTGTGCCGCAACGAATCGTTCTGCTGCTTGCTGTATTGGCGTACCGACTGCTTTCCCAACTGCTTTGGCCGTCCCGGCAGCTCCGAAGTTCATTGCCATATCCTGTGCGCTAGGTTTTCCACCAAGGTTGTCGTTAAAATCCTGTACCTTCTTTAACAATGAGCCTTCTGATGGATTCATTAGTTCGCCGGGGATGCCTTTGATAGTGTCTATTGCTATGTTAGTGTTTTGGGATGACGATACTTCTTGTGGCGCTTTTTGTCCTGTGGACTCTTGCAATGGTAATTGGCTGGGTGCGTTCATAGCATCGAAAATCTGGGAAACTTTCTGCAAACCTTTTGGGCCGTACATTTCAATACCATTTGCTGTCTTGTAGAGAATCTGACCTCCCAATGTCGCAACGGGTGTTAGTGCCATGTCACGTACACCAGACCAGAAGCTACCAAATCCACCTTTTAACTTGCCGCCGGTCATTGCCTTTTTACCAAGTTCTTGAATTGCTTTGAGGTTTCCGTAGTCGAAGTATGCCTGTTTTACATCGGGCCCGAGAGCGGAATAAATCTTATTACGTGCTATGTCCGCAAGTTCCGCGCGTACATTGTTGTACGTCTGCGTGATGTCTTTTCCGTTGTAATACTTTTCTGGTACATGTGATGCCCATCCTTCTTTAAACCCTTGCAAATCAGAAAGCGAAGCACTCGGAGTGCTCTTATAATCGTCTGCAATAGCAGCGAGAGCTTCAAAGCGAGAGTTTCTATCACCAAGTTCTTTAGTGTTCTTAATAATACTACCAAGAGCCTGTTGGAACAGATCGTGCATGTCTACTTTTTCGTCACTCTGGCTAAGTGCTGGGTTTATTACCTCTTTCCAGAGAGCATTTTTTGCTTTAGTTCCCTGCACTCCAACCATCGCTTCTGTACCGACAAATCCTTGATTAAACGCCGTGTCTCCCGCTGTATTAGGTGCTTTTGAAGTCCCTGTAAGTAAACCTTTAAGACGTTCCGCAAGTGGCACGTTAGCTCGGTAGTTTTGTACTTGTCCTGCTTCACGCACGCCATAAGGGAAAACAGACTTATAGATTGCCTTTGCCCCTTGCTTTATCCCTTCGGCCGCAAGCGGAATAACGCCTCCGATTGCAGTTCCTATCGCACCCTTTTTCACCACATCGCCAGCACTTCTATTCTCTGCCATTGCCTGTCCCCCCAATCCTAGTCCACCAACAGCTGCACCTACGCCCATTCGAGCAGCAAGACCGCCTTCACCAATACCTGGAGCAAAAAGCGTACCGAGCTGCAAACCAGTGCCAACATTTTGCTCCATTGTACTTTGGGGTAAGTTTTTAGCAGTGTCTACCTTTTGCTGCAACGAAGTACTTGGGTTAAAGGCGTTACCTATGTTTGCAAAACTGTTGCCTAGGGTATCAACAGCCCCATGCAGTCCAAGCGCGTCAGTGACTCCCGTCGCGGCCTTTGAGAGCGCATCAAAACCACCCATGCTTTTAGTGGCATTTTCAGACTCGTACTTCTTCTTAAAATCATCGACGACAAATTGCACAGTTGCATCATCTTCCTTGTTTGCAACCATCTTCTGTACGATACCGTCAAGTTGTGAGCGTCGGTCAGTAGATAACATATTAGTAGTTGTACTTAGCTTGTAGCTCTTGCGCGCTTGGTGCTCCTAACGCTCCTGTTTTCACTTCAAATCCTGGTGAGCTTAAATCAGAATGTCCTGCGGAATACTGTAACCGTTTGTAGTCTGCAAGGTTGCTCTGTATCGAGTTCATGAGCGCGTCAATCTTGTATATCGCGGTATCCGGGGTGTCAGTAATGGTAGCGAGAATCTTCTTGTACTTTTCTTCGTCCTCTTTTCGGAGCACGCCACCTTCGAGTGCTTTACCGACGGTCTGGCGTACGCGGTCAATATCGGCCTGTATCTTGCGGGATTCGGAGTAGGGGTTGAGCGCCGATAGGCCGGTTATCGGTCCGAGCTTATCCAAGTTGCTAGTGAGTTTTGATCGTAAATCCTGCAACGAAGTTATTGCAAAGTCGGTCTGGTTAATTGCAGTAAGTGCTGCCTGGGGGAATGGCTTACCAAAAGCGTTAAACCCTGCTCCCGCAAGCTCAGGAGCGATTTTAGCTTTATCCGTAGGGGTAAGCTGGTTGAAAAGCTCTGGGTTGTCAATCACAGTTTTTGCAAGGTCACTCAATCCGTTACCAGGAGCAGAGGCTTTTTTTACATCTCCAAGTACTTTAGAAATGTTTGCGTTAGTGAGTTTCAAATCTGCGCGCGCCTGTTCTACCTGTATCAAAGCAAGGTTAGTAGCATTCGGGTCTGAAAGATAATTACCCAAGAGCGAAAATGCTTTCTGCAAGTTTGGCTGCTGCCCGTTACTTTCCTGCAAGGCACTCTGCACGGCCATCTGTACCGCCGGATTGTTCGGGTTAGCTTTCTGCGCCTCGGCTACCCACCCCATGATAGTCACCTTGTTGGCCTTTGCCTCGTCAAGCTGCTGCTGATAGAGAGCAAGTTGTGCTTTGGTAGTGTCCGCCTGTGCCGCTTCCTCTTTCGTCATCTGCGGCTTGTTCGCGTCAATCATGGCATTTAGGTAGTCGATTTTCTGCTGCTGTGCGCCAAACTGTGCCTGTGCGGCTTTCTCCGCTGCATCCTTTGCAAGAGTCAACTTACCCTGTGCGGCGTACCATGCTGACTTAATGGTGAGGGACTGCGTGGCAATCTGTCCCTGTTTAATCTGATTTAGGCGCAGGGCATCTGCCTGGTGCGGGGCAATACCACCCTGGGAAACGATACGACCCGAGGCATCCAACTGCTGTTGGTTTGGGATAGTATAGGCAGCCTCGTTTTGAAGCGCGGTAGACTGGTCCGCTAACCCTTGTAGCTGGGCGGTGTAGTCGTTGACAATGGAAGTGAGACCCGGAACACCAGCGGCAGCCTCGGCACTGTTTTGAAGCCCGGCAAGACTCGTATTTCCCCCTATGGCCTGTGCTTTCTGCGTGAGTAGGTCTTGGTTTGTCTTTTCGCCTGGCGTTTGCTTTGCGCCATCCTGGATAGCCTGGATAGGGCCTGGGATGCCGATATTGGCGTTATTGGCACTTGAAGCAACGCTTGCGGGGGAAGGACTGTTAGATGGCCACTGCATGGTGGTCGAATTGGCAGGGTTCATGGCAGAAGCGTCCGGGGTGATGCTCGGAGCAGATGGTGGTTTGGCAGACGAAATCCCCTTACCTACATCCATAACCTGGCTCGGGGTGAGTCCGGCCGCGCTGAATGCGTTACTTTGCTGTGATGCTGTCTGTTCCATATTATAAGGTTATGCCGAAGTTCTTTATGCGAGTAATTAGGTCACTGATTGCTGTCCGTGCCTCTGCGTCTATGGTTGCGCCTCCCGACGGAGCAGTAATCGCTGCTTGTTGGGCAACGGGGGTTACACCGTATACAGAGAGTTTCTTACCTTTAATAGTCCCGCCATTTACCGTACCAAAGTTAATAGAACGTCCATCGTCGAGGTAAATGCTTTTGCGGAACGTAAAGCGATCAGGCTTCTCAAGAAGGTCGAGGCGGTAGAGTATGTCATTGAGTGTTTGTTTTTCTTCGGGGGTCATATATTCGTGTTGAGGACATCGTACTTGTAAGTAAACCCTACGATTTCCGCACCCCCGGTGCTTTCAAGACGGAATTCATATTGTCGGCCTGCGGTAAAAGAACCACCAGAGGCATCGCGCAACGTCTCTATCGAGACCAAACCCGTGTCCGGTGATGTGCTTGTTTTGGTAAAGATGGTAGTCCAATCTCCATCGGTGTCTACGCGGTACTTCATCACGACTTGCCCAGAAGATGTAAGAGGACGAAAATGACCGCTGACAGAGACGAGTTGCTTGTTGCGGTAGTAGTCAAGTCCGTCCATTTCCGGGTTGACTACACTCTCGTAGACAGAGGTAGCTTGATACGCGGTGGCGATAATCGAGCTGTTAATACTTGACGTTATGGTTCCCACTGCGCTGTGGACCATAACAGCAACGTCTCCGGTAATGACAGCGGCAATGACTCCGGTTTCAGAGTTATCATTGGTCGCTACGCGCTCTAAAGTGACTGCATACCGGTTGCTCTCCTTTCCTTTACCTAGAGACCACAGTCCATAATGAGTAGGTGAAGTCGACCCGCCGACAAGGTTCACGGAGAAGTAGAAACGGTTACGGTAGACGAATGAAACACGGGGGTTGATAGAAGCGTCAGGAAAAGTAGTCGTTTGCTTTTCAGTAACTAATTCTTTAATGAGCTGTGGCTGGCCTCCCGCGTAGTATTTTATAATCACGCTATCCCTATCTTGGACGTTGGAAGAAGTCCCTCCTGTATCTGATACGCCTATAAGAGCACCGTTGTAGTTCTTGAGAACGCGAAGTACCCCAGTCCCCCAAGTAATCGGTTCGAGGTTTGTTGTCGTCGTCGAGCGGTCCCAGAGAATGAGGTAGCTTTCTGCCGCTCCACCTCCCACGGAAGCCGTGAGACCGATAGTAGGAGTAGCTGCGATAGCTAAGTAGTTCCCCCATGATGCAAGAGCAGTAATGGTCAAGTAAGAGGGAAGGGTAAGAGCAACGTCAGTCCAAGAACCATTGTTATTAGAAGCAATTTTATTGTCATAGCCAAAGTATTGGTAATCGTCGGAAGGATGGACGAACGGAGCGCAGATATTCGTATAGGTAAGGGCGTGACTTGCAGAACCAGCTATCTCGTTTATGTCAAAATTATAGATAGCAGTACCGCCCGAGCCTGCATAAATACGCGCCTTGTACTCACCAAAACAGTCATAGGAAGGGGAACCACCAAGAGAACCGGGGCTCATTTGAACCCAAGTGTTTGATACTAGTATGTCCTTTTTGTAGATTTTGCCCGAGCCACCGCTATTACCCAACCCATAGACGTATCCGTTAGAGCCTATCAAAAGATTGCCGATCTGCGCCTGTCCTGTGATGTCAGAGGCCATACCACGGTACGGGGTAAGAACGTGTGGCAATGTCGAAGTATCGAAATGCTTAGACAAGGCAAATTCAGCCGTGTTTTTACCGTACTTACTATCGGCTATTCCGTTGTCGAACCTGTTTACCAGTATTGTTTTCATATTAGTGTTCGGTTTGGTCTGTCCAAACGGTAGTGTCTTTAGACTGGCGAGACCATTTGAAGTTAGCGGCTGACGTTTCGGCTGTCGTTACGCTGTCTGATACGCCTATGACTTTCCCTTTTTGTACAGCATTCGTGTCAGAGGTAGTCACGGTATCGGCAACAGTGGCTTTAGCCGCACGGACACCACTAATGGTTTCGGAAGTAGTCACACTATCGGAGACGGCTGTACGCACGCTGTAGGGCATAAAGGCAGCATTTATTGCACCGCCCGGACCTCCTACGGTGGTGGTTTGGGAATATGAGCCTGCCGGATGAATGACACCGTTACTGTCACCTACTTTTAGAGAACCGACAGTAATTCGTTCGGTGATATTCGTAGAAGCATTGCATCCCGCATAACAAATGACCGCCCAGTCATTGTCAAAGGTTGTTGTGAGACTTGCTACTTGCGTCCCGGCACCAGAACTAGAACTATTCTGTTCTGGCTGGGTAGATTGATACGCTCCTGTGTACGAGATTCCTATGACATCAGCGGTGCCGTTGTTTGAAGTTGCGATGACAATGTTATTCGTTCCGGTAGCGGGTCCAGCAAGACACCACAGGGTCAATCCATATGCGGAGCCAGTGACAGTCTGCTCACCACCAACTAATGCCATGGAAACCCCGTTATATGTGACAGTTTGAATGAATCCGTTACCCGCATGGTGAAGAATGGAGACAAAGAGAATCGGGTTAGTTCCGGTTACAGTGTGCGCGAGCGTAATAGACGCAGCGGATGCGTCTGTTACCGATGATGTCGCGTCCAATGCAATCGCCATATTCTAGGAAAATTGGACGGTGTAGGTTGCGATCAGAGCATCCCCGTTGACTACCGCCTTAGCGCCAGTGAGGGCGTGGCCGCCAAGTGTTCCCGACGATGAAGCGTTGAAGTAGCCGATCTCCTGCACGGTCTTAGAACCAGAAGCAGTCCACGTATAGGTAAGAGAAAGGGTGTCATTCGTGACACTGGTAGTAGTGCGTCCTACGGTAGCGGATGCGCGTGCAAGACCTGTATCGGTAATCTCTGCGCCTAATGTCGTGTCAGTAGCCGCTACAGCGGTCGAGGACGTTCCAACCGCAAGATAGGTGAAAGGAACGGCCGAGGCGTCCCCCACTAATGACGCAAACTGCGCCTTCCCTGCATTGGTTGTGATGTTAGGAATGAGTCCTGTGTCCCATTTAAGCTGCCCATCTTTACCGAAACATGTAAGTCGGAATACTCCACTTGACTTGATTGAATCCATATTGTTATTTAAAGCTAATACCTCTACGCGGAGCAAGACGGATATGTTCGTCTTTTGCCCTAAGCGCGTAGTCTTCTTTTAATGCGTCCTCTTTCTGGGTGATTTGATTCATCAAGAGAGAAGCGTTTGACAGTCCGTTTGCGGTGGCGTAGTTAAACGCGGCCCACAACGGGATTAGGTCGTGATAGAGGGAGTTGAAACCAGGAACCTTGGTAGTGTCCGAGACGACAAACAAGGATGGTGGGCGTTTGAAGTAGACTTTGAGGGAAGCAGCCTGTGTGTAGTTAGGCTTTGGGTATAGGAGAATCGAGTTTGCCAACTTGTCGTAGTAGGTAGGTGTACCCGCAGACTTCATAAAGTCTGTAAGGGATGAATTGAAAAGTTCAACCTGGTCAATAGGTTTCAAAAGCTGCCAGTTGCCTGTCTGGTCCAACAATTCTACGCGGGTGATTTCAAGGTGAGTAACGGACAACGAATAGTCCTGTTGATCGGTGACAAGCCCCGTAGTTGCGATAGGAAGGTCGGTGTAGTTATTGTCATCCCACTGCCACCGTCCATCTGACTGTAATATCAAAGAGACAACGCGCTCGTATGCGTTGTTTGCCTCTACAGTGAGTTGGGCAATTGGGAAAGAGGAAGCATTGGTATTGGTAAGGAAATACGTCTTATTTACAATATCCGTAAATTGCATCCATAAAGGCTAGCAAATTACAACACGTTTATTACGTGCCGCACACACCAATACCTAAAATATGGCTTATCTAAAGGCTCATTATCTCGTCAACGGTTGCATTGAAGTCACGATGCTTGTATTGCCAAGTATCCATGATGTACTCCTTTGCTTGTTTTCCGATACGCTCTCTAAGTGTTTTATCCTCAATGAGGCGTGAGAGTTTATTCTCCCATTCGTTCGGCTCGCATAAATACCCCGTTTCGTCGTCGGTAATAACGTCTCGGCCTTCTATATCGACGTAATACGGGTACACCTTAGAAGCAACGGTAGGAATCTCAAACATCGAGTATTCCATCCACTTAATATGGGACTTTGACCGTGTGAACGCAGTATCTACCAAAGGAGCTATGCCGATGTCCCACTTTTGTTTAGCTAAATACTCGGGATACTCCCAAAAGGTAGCTGTAGCAGGGAGCATGGCTACCCTTTCCAAGTTCTTAGGGTCGAACTTATCAAAGTAATCCTTTAGTTTTGTCTTGTCGATAGCCCCGATAATCTCAAACCACAACTTAGGATACTTTGAAAGGAGCTTGTTTATGGAAGGGAGTACCATTTTTAGATCGTCCTGGTGAGAGTTAGACCCCGAATACCCTATCACCACCCTATCATCGTGTTTCTTAGCTGGTTTAAAGTTCCAATCGTTTACATCGTTCATGTTGGGGACCAAAAGACATGGTTTATCTATCCCATGGACACTCTTAAAGTGGTCCTTCATGCGTGTCTGTAGCGGCTCGGTCGAAACGGTGAGGGCGTTAGAAAAGAAGAATGACGTAGAAAGTATCGAGCGGTCACGTTTGGTTTTCTTGAACTTATCGTGTACGGGATTGCTCTCGGGAACATCCAAATAATTATCGTCAATGTCGTAAATCAACTTCTTCTTGTACTTGTCGTTAAAGAAAGCTTGCGCGGCTGCGTTCTGCTCACTTAGAAAGTGCATTATCCAAATGATGTCGTATTGCTTAAAGATTGCCTCCCAGTTCTTTTCAAACGTATCACCATAGTTTACGATGTCAGTACCCCTTACATCTACCGTATGATTTCCGAGCTGCTGGGATGGTTTATGGATACGGTAATATCCCAAGGCACCAAACGTATTATGCTTCCGGCGCTCCGGTTTGTGCTGAAAGTCAGTGAAGTGAAAAAGTATTTTTGCCATAACAATTACCCGTTAACGAGGGGGTTTAAAATCTTGTGAGGATATATTTTGATAAAATCATCACGCATACCCGCGAGGCCATCGTAGGAAAGATACCAGGGAGCATCTAGAACATTTAAGCGGATACCTACCTTGTTAGCGGCGTACATGAATGATATCTGATCTCGGACAGAGTGACGGCAGTATTCAGCCCACCATGCTTCATTAAGTTGACGAACCTTGGGAGTATGCCGACGGATAAGCACCCCACACTCACACAGTCCTTTATGCTTTGCGTACCCGGCACGCTCGTAGGTGCTGGCTTGTTCGATAATAACCTCCGGGTCGTCTAGGTTAGCTTTAGCACAACGGATACATTCATCATAAATACAGTCACGCTTAGGGTGTTTAAAGAGTGCCATGTCATGGTTCTTTAAATAGCGTTCTATCAATTCCTCCGGTGGCTTTAGCAACGACATATTGCCATCTATGTAGATAGAGTACTCCGTATCAAAGAATTGATGCGGCATTATCTTTGCGATACGAGAGTTTCTACGAGGGTCTTTAAACCTATCGTAAGCTTTAAGATGCTTCCACACCTTCGATTTATACGGATGGTCAGTCAAAGCAATCCACTCGGCGTTACCTACTGCCTGTTCGTCTACAAGCTCGTCTTTATCTCCGGTAATAGATGTAAAAACGGTAATCTTCATATGAGGTTATGGTGCTTCAAAAAGGCCAATCCCTGGTCTTCCTGTGCGGTATTCATGCCGTGAGTGCTGCTCACGTACCCCCTCTCACCCTCAATGCAGTATGCCGAAACACGGTACGTAGGTGAAAGCGAAACTACTTTTAGCTTATGTTTTCGGATAAATTCAGCCATTACCGGGGTCATGTTGTTCCAGTCGTACAGCTCCTGTATGTCAGTAGATGCTTTCGTGTGTCCGGTACGATCTAGCGTCACTTTTGAAAGGTCGAACTTACCCCCAAGGAGCTTTAATACCTTAGGTTTGAATATCTCAAACGAACCACGGATAAATCCCGGCGGCATACCGGGGGAATTGGTTATTATGTCCCACCTAAAAGGACTCTCTATGATGTCTGCAAATACTCTATCGTTCAGTATTAAGTTATCGTCATGCGAGGCCAATATCATGTCGTAGTCGCGGTAATCATGTTCCTCCAACCATTGGTTAGTGTTGCCCCAATCTCCTACCGTATTGGGGTATTCTTTGTACACCCATCCTATCGCTCGTAAGTGCTCAACGGTAGCCATTTCCTTGTATAGGATGCGGTCAAGGTTGCCTCGTACATCATCTCGGAATGTATCGAGTTTTTTTTCATCTTTAGCTATTGAAGGGTCACGGTGAGAGATGCAGAAATAGTCAATCTCCCAGCCTTCGGGTACTTGCTGACGCTTGAGAGCTTCGTAGGGTTGTAGGCAGAAATGCCATCCACTTAAAACTACAGCTATCTTCTTTATTTTACGGGCCATAGTTTGAATATCATTTGTTTAAGGTTGTCTTCTACCAAAGCGACATCGAATGGTGGGTAGCCGTAATGCTTTCCATACTGGGCGTAGCGTCGGTGTCCGTTTTGCATGTAGGTAAATGACTGGTCTGTGAAGCGACGGCAATCCATAGCATCTTGAAAAGCGCAGATGTGAAGCGCGTTAGGTACACGAATCTCTATGTAGCCACCTTTTTTAGTGATGCGGTGCAGCTCATTCATTGCCAAGACAAACTCGCTGTTCTTTTCTATCTGGGTTAACACATTGTAGGCTCGTACCTTTTCAAACTGGTTGTCAGTGAACGGTAGAATGTCTCCAAGACGACACACAACGTCAGCCCCAACATAGGGTGAAACGTCAGCATTTACGTAGCCACTAAGCAAATCATTGCCACACCCGATGTTTAGATTAACCATGGTTGTGCGAGTTTACCTATCTTATGCGCCATACGTTCGGATACCCCATGATGATAGGGGAAAAAGACGTACAAGCTCTCTAGCTTTTCCATTATTGGGCAATCGTTTTTGTCGAACTTCTTGAAAATACTGTACTTGGTGTTTCTGTAGTGGTGCTGCCCTACCTCTATACCATTCTCTGCCATGAGCTGCTTTAGTTTCTTGTAGTTTCGCGTGAAACCTACGGCTAACCACGGGCGGCACACGATACCGTACTTTGCGTAGATGTTTGCGAGCTTTTCCCGGTGCTTAAAGACTGGGTCAATGTGGTGCAAGTTACCCAGACCGATAGCGGCGTTTATATCGTTCATGTGGTACTTGTAGCCAGCCTCCTTTAGATCAGTGTCGCCTAGTTTGTGCTTCTTTTCCCTGTCGTAGCCGAACCAGCGGAGCCTTTTCGCTTTTAGGTAGTCTTTTTTGGTTCGGGTAATGAGAAACCCGCCATCGCCGCTTGTAAGGGTCTTGATGGCTTGGAGACTAACAGCAACGTAGTCTCCCTTTCCCCAGCAAGTGCTCCCGACAGCTTGAGCTGCATCCTCAATGAGGGTAATTCTGCGAGCCGTGCAAAGTCTACGCAACTCTGTAAGTCCCCTATTGTTCCCACCGAAGTGGACAAAGACGATTGCTTTGGTTTTCTTGGTGATTTTCTTTTCGATGTCTTCGATATTTGCGTTGAGGTCATAGTCTATGTCGTAAAATACTAAATGAGCACCGCGCCTAACAAGAGGGAGGTTAGTAGCAGTACACGTAAGAATTGGCGTAAGAACCTCTGACCCTTGCTTAATTCCTGCCAACTCATACGCAAGTTCCAAAGCAGAAGTCCCAGAATTGACAGATACCACATTACTAAGGTCGAACTTAGTAGCGAACTCATGCTCGAATTGTTTAACTACCGGACCCTCGGCAAGGTAGTCTGATGATAATACTTTTAATACCCGCTCTTTCGCTTCTGCTGATACGAATGGTTTAAACAGCTTTGTGGTCATAACCAAATTGGATTTTTGAGAGTCCACTTAACGTAGCGGGATAGGGACACTTTGAAAGGCACGGGTGCTTTCCATCCTGCTTTCTTGAGCTTTGTACCATCTAGAGCATATCTATGGTCGTGTCCTGGGCGTGTGCTGTGAAAATCGACGAACCTGTAGTTAATCTCGTACTCGGGCATGACTTCGCTGATTCTTTCCACCACTTCGAGGTTGTCTAATTCAGTGTCCCCCACTACGTTGTAGCGGTCGGGATAAGTATGTTTACCATCCTCGTACATAGTTGGCTTCTTACCAAGCAAAAACAAGAGAGCGTCAGCATGGTTGCGTGCGTGAAGGTAGAAACGTGAGCCTATCTTGTCCTCCGTGCCATGTACGGGTATTTCCTCACCACTTGCGGCAAAGCGGATTATCTTTGCCATAAATTTCTCGGGGTCCTGCATCTCTCCAAAGTTGTTCATCGTGTTGGTTATTACGACAGGGACGCCATAGGTGCGCCAATACGATATTGCAATAGCCTCCTGGCACGCTTTAGAGGCAGAATATGGGTTAGAAGGAACGATTGGTGCCCATTCTGGGTGGTTTGTACCCTCTGGGGCTACTCCATACACCTCGTCGGTAGACACCTGTATAAACACTTCTGGCTTACAAATACGGGCAAATTCCAGCATATTTAGGGCTACATTGACGTTGTTTTGGATGAAAGGCACTGGGTCTTCGATAGATCGGTCAACGTGGCTCTCCGCTGCGGCGTTGATTATGTAGTCAACATGCCCTATTCGCTCCTGGGTGCGCCTTGGAATGGGGGAACTAAGGTCGTGGGTGATGATAGTTACCCGGTGCTTCCATAGAGGATTGCTTTTGAGCACTTCTTCGATGCGCTCCGGGGTACCCATATGCTTCCATGAGGCGATACCCACTACTTTCCAGTTTGTATCGTTCAAAATTGCTTCGAGAATATGTGCTCCTATGAACCCCCCAACCCCGGAAAGGGCGACAACCTTACTCATACATCCCCTCGTATTTCTCTGCCTTGTAATCAATCAAAAATTGGTCAATCCTGGCTAATATCTCGGGACGGGACCAAAAGCGAGACTTCATGCCATTAGGAAACTCGTACCTATAGCTTTGGTCTACTTCCTCGCGTATGTCATTGGTAGAAATTGTTGGCAAGTCATAGTTCATGCTTGCAAAGAAGATATTAGAGAGCTTGGGGTGGTTGGGATTCTCTACCACGCTGAACCGCGCGTCAATTCTCTGTATTTCCTTTTCAAATTCTTTGGCGTTCATGAAATGGTGTAAGGCTTAGTCTCTGAAAGCTCTAGAAGAGTCGTGGATAGGAGGGAAAGTACTGCCGGGATGTTTATAAGCTCTTTGTTGAAATGTATGTCCCTGTGCTCATTTCCCCAAGTAATGCGTGCGTGTGCGGTGAATCGGTCTGAACTTATCATCTCTATTCTTGGTGGATATAGTGTCACTATCGGTTCGTCTACCACTTTTTTCGGCCTACCTACTTTATTCATAACTTTTCTGCGGCCTCCCGCGTTTCCAAATAATTGATAATAAGTGCAACTGATGCAGCGACAAAATCAAGGCTTTTCTTCCCTGCTACTTTTACCGAGTTACCGTATCTTTTCCCTTTGATTTCAAACGTGTATGCAAGCTTCCCTCGATTTAAAATAATATCTATATCTTGGTCTTTGTATGAGAATGTGGACACCTGGGTCATGTCCTCTAAGTGTACAAGTCATGTAAAACATGTCAATGAGTATTGTGTGAACAACAAAAAACCGCCCCTTTCGGAGCGGCTCTTTGTAACGGGGTTAGCCGTTGCGATACTGGTCAGTAGCTCCAGTTGCAATTGCGACGATGAAGTTTGCGTTCAAGGTCTTAGCTGCAAATGGCATCCTCCAACCTACCGTCGAGAAGAGGTCGAGAGGGTTGTCAGTAGAGTTTCCTCCTGGGTTCTTGACATACACCTTAGGTGCAGTTACAGAACCGATGTTGACAACGCCATATGCGTTCTTACCGAAGATAAAGTTGAAGTAGACGTTAGCCACGTTCGTTGCCGAGGTGGAGAAACCACCAGAGAGCAAGAGATATGGGTTGTTCGTCTCTACGAACTCAACGCCGTGAAGCTTTCCGACAACACCACGCTCGATAGCGTCAGAGGTCGTATAGCGGTGAGCGTCAAGCCACTCGGAGTTACCCATGAGGTCCATTGCCGTCTGAGGGCTGATGATTCCACGGTACATGCCGTTCTCGAACTTCTGTGCCTTGTTCGACTTGAGGGTACGAACAGCGCGGCGAATTTCAAGACCAGTAAGAGTGTCAGTGGTGTGGATGGTCGAGAAGTTAGACGCAACGGTCGCTCCGGAAGGGAACTGTGCAAGTGCAGCAGTAGCGTTCGTAGCGAGCTCGGTGCGGATCAACTGGTCGATGCTTTCTCCTGCGTTCTGTCCGTGTACTTCGATGTGCTCCTTCAATCCAGTCTCGATAGAGGTCATGGAGTAAAGGGATGAGACAGTCGTATATGCACCGTAGTCTGCGAGAGTAGCGGAAACGTTGGTAGCGGTCATGTCGGTCGCGGTTGGGTTTGCACCTTCCGAGAGAGCCGTCGTGACGATTGCCAAAGGAGTAAAGCGGGTGAAGACGATAGACTTACCAGAGTTCATTGGTACGTTGCGTACCTGTGCTCCGAAGTCGTGACGGAGTTCTACCATTGCACGTGTAAGGAATACACGATCATAGACAGTTTTGTTATCGCAATCTTTTACTGATTGCTTCTTACGGTTTCCCGTAAGCTCAGACTATACCTTCAAGCGATTGTGACACTTGTCTGACGTTTAGTCGTTGAGCAGTACGCGTCTCGTTTTGATGATTAGCTTTATCAATTCTTGCTCGGAAATCCAGGTCTTGCTGACCGAATCTTACGATTCCTTTTGCTGGATTTGGGAGTGAAAGACGATACTTGATATATTCTCGGATGATTTCTACTTGTTGTCTTTTGCCAACTATGTAAGGTGCCAGGACACTGAGCCAATGTTCCATTCTTTTCAGACCCATTATTTGTAGTGTCTGAACAGTGCAGAGACTGTTTTTGGCTGCGTATCCTCGGTCCATTACGTATACAGGAAGACCATTTTTATTCGCTATCCTCACAATTTCTTGGATTATTATCGGGTTTGTATTGCTAACCGATAACTGTGGACGAAAGTGGTATATGTTCCTGTATTTTTGCTTGGCAAGTTGCAAGCATCCTTCACCGTCGATTATTCCTGCTAGCCATCCTAATTCGGAGAGCGCACTTAGCGGCTGATTGCCTATTGTTTCATTCATTTTGTTTTTACCTAAAGAGTAAAAATGACTTTAAGGGTTTCCAGCAGAGAGTCAGATTTGAGAGCCCCAATATTTAGAGCTGCATCGTCTGGGTCAAGCCCGGGTTACTTCCCTGGGCAGCGGTGGTTGTTGCCATACAGGTTTAGTTCTGCCTTACAACACTTGAGGGGGCCTTATACCCGTCTCTTATGCGTGAGGGAGGATTTTCTCCAATTCTTTTACGGACATGTTTGCCAGTTGTTCGGGCGTAAAGCGCCGTTCAATGTCTGACATCTGGGATGTGTCGGCTACAGCGGATGCGGCCTGTTCGGCACGTGTTTGTTCTCGCTTAGTCTTGATGGCTATGTTGACAAATGAGTTCGGGTCTTCGAGAGACTTGCGACCTCCATTCTGCAAAATCCATTTGACTTCATCCTTTGAATATCCGTCGAGGCGTAAGTCTACGATTTCGTCATTGATCTCGTAGGGCTTGGCCTCGGTAACGGGAGAAGCTTGATTGTTAGTGGTGACTGGCTCGTACTTGCTCTCAAGGGTTACACGACGTTCGCGTTCCTCTTTAAGCTTGTCCTCTGCCTTAATGGCACGGGCTGTCAATGCACGTCGGGCCTGCGCCTCTTTCTGCAATTGGGCCTTTAATACCATCGGGTCGTCAACTCCTGCACGGAGCGTGTCGAGTTCCGTTTCTACCGAAAGTGTGCTATCGGCTGCGTTGTCTTGTTCAGACATATTTTTCGACAGGTTATGCTTTGACTGTCATGCGTTAGTGGAATAATGCTTACCACGAAGCTTGGCCTTTTAACGTCTTGCTGAGGACGATTACTTAGTTCTGGAGAATGGTCGTAATAGCGTTGGTTACTGCCGTAACGTCCCCTGCCGCAATCTTGAACCTATTCTCGTCCCACCACTTGTCTACCATATTAATCAAGGCTTGCACCTTGTCGTTTCCCTTGTAGACCGGGGCAGTTGTGATTACCTTTGCCATACTAGTTAACGTGGTCGCCTGGGGTGTTGTCCTTCATGCGAGTACCTTCTGGATAGGCACCACCATCCAAAGAAACGCCCGGTGTCTCTGGGTAAGAAGGTGCGCCGGATGGTGCGTTGTGTGAAGTCTCTACAATCGGTGCCATAGGCTCTACTCCACCGTCGATAGATGGGATTTTCTCGTAGTTAATCATCTTTCCCGAATCGTTGTCTGTTACGCCTGCCATATAATTAGTATTGGTTAGCACCGGCTCCTTGGTCATCAGACACATTTGGTGCCTTGAATTTAGCGGAGCGGTTTTCTTTTGAATAATCGCCATTGAGGTACGTTGGTGGTCCGTCTACACTTGGCTGTGTATTGTCGATAAGGCTAGTCACCCCACTCTCATTGCCTGCCAAGTTGTTTGGCTTAGGCATCATGAACGGTGCTTTTACCTCCTGTCCCTGGGTCGAAATCGGTCCTTGGTTTGTTGCCATATTATTTGTAGCTTTTGCCCGTTGTTGTTGGGCGGCTGATAATTCCCGTCTCTGATAAGAACTTTTCCAGCTGCTTGATTAAAAGCTGACGGCCTCTTACCTCGGTCGCTATCTGGTCGTTAGAGAGGTCGGAGCCGATTGCCTCAACACTTCTAAACGGTTCCAAATAGCCTTGTATGAGTTCCTCCATCATCTTCCAATCGGGGTCGGAAAAGAACTTCTCGTGTAGTTTCTTTAAGTCTACTGCCATACTAGTTTTGATCTGCGTTGCTCCCCTCTGTGTCCTCACACGCTGCCGGGTCTGCCACTTCCTCACCCGAGGCTACTGCACTTAGTTCTTCCTGTGAACGTGGGTACATGACTGGCATGTGCTCCCCTGTGTTCTGAAAGCTCTCTGTGTCAGTGACGCCGTCTTTGAGTGTCCATTTTTCCATAGGTTATATGTTAGCTAGTAATCACGCGGTAGAGCGTGTCGTAGGTGTTATAGGTTTCAAGACGACATCATCGACCCAACAAAAACTGGTGTTATCGGTACTTGCAAAGAAAACAAATGGAATAATGGCGTTTGTTGTAGCCCCTGTGGTGAATGTCAAAGTAAATAGTGTCCAATCGAATGTCCCGTCAGTAAGTGAAGTTGCCCTTTCGGTTCCGTTATACGCAGTTGCAGAGGTTCCCGTATACTCCCAACAAGCCAATTTTACTCCTTCTCCACCTCCGAGAACCTGTTTTGTTGTTTTGATATACGCTGTCAAAATATATGTTGAACTTGGTATAACTTCTATAAAACCTGTCTTGTCTATAGGTGTGGTTGAACCTGTGATAAATTTACTACCCGTAGAGATGCCGAATGCTGTAGCAGTACCGGTTTGTGACATCTTGATGCTTGCCGCCCCAGAATGAGAGACAGTTGTATCGAACCTGACAGTGCGTGTTGCTGCCAATCCTGCCCCTACCCAGCCAAATATGTTTTGGGTAGTTCCAGCCGCAGTACCATCCATCCAATTTGAGGTAGTTTGGGCGGCAGTAAATGGTGGTGTAGTTTCAAAATCTCCGTTTGATATTTTATTCAACGGTTGCACTAGTAGTCGTGCCTTCATAGGCACATCCGCCGTCCATGTAGCACCCGTGATCGTACCCGTATTCCCATTACCGCTGTAATCGGTTACGGAGGTGCCTGCGCCTTCACTAAACTGGTGCCACAGTACGGTATTGGTAGGATTTTTACCCGTGTAGTATAAGCTAGCAACCTCTGCGTCCGTAAGTGCACGGCCATAGATACGTGTGTCAGCTACGTTACCAACACAACCGCCGCCACCAGAATATGCGCCAGTGTAAAACGCGGTAGCCGTACCTGTTTGGCTTGCTGTGCTGCTGGTTTGTATCAACGTACCGTTAAGATATGTTTTGTGATTGGTGCCATCGTAAGTATAGGTAAGGAAGCTGTATTGGTGGTTGGGGATCGTAGACCAGGTGCATAGCGTGCCGCCTCCCCAGTTGCTCACGGCAAGGACGTTACTTCCACTTATTGACCATGCTACTCCAGCGCTTCCGGTAAGCTCATAGGACATGATGGTTGTCCCGCCGGTAAAAGCTGTTGGCTTAAACCACATGGAAATAGACTTTGCGCCCTGTATCGTGGGCAAGTTGGTCACGCCCGATTGAGTACGGTTAGATGCGCCTCCGTAATGGATTGCGCTAGTAAAGTTTTGTACGCTAAGGCGGTTAGCGGAGGATGAGCGTGCGACCATCGGTACGTCAGTCGTATATGTCGCTCCCGTTATCGTACCGTTGTTACCGTTGCCGGAGGTGTCTATGGCGGTGGTGCCGGAGCCTTCGTCAAAGAGCCACTGACCAGAGGGACCGGGGGGGTTGGTGGTTTGGATTTTACCAACAAAATAGAGGTCTGCTACTTGGTCGGGCGTAAGCCGTGCGGAAAATACACGAACCTCATCTAGCTTGCCTAAAATACCAGAACCACTCCGGCTTATTGTGTCAATGGTTATTTGCAAACCAGTTGTTGTCGATACAGCAACACCGTTTAAGTAGTGAACGTAGCCAGTGCCGTTATAAACAAACGTCCAAAACTGCCAAAGCCCGTTTGTTGGTCCAACCGTTCCCGTAGACGCTGCCGCACCATCGTAAAGCAACCATTTGCCGCTACTAAGTTGGATTGTGTGACCCGAGCCAGCACCGAACATGTAGTTACTAGTACCGGAGACAGCATTAGCCCAAAAGGAGATTGACCCTATAACGATTGGCTTTGTAAGGGTAACTCGATTGCCAGAAGCAGTGAAGTTCAAGCAGCTTGTTAGGTTTTTTACTGTCTGCCGTGCCATAGATTAGATGAATGGGGTTGCGACGTTCAAGAGCGCGGTGACGGTAGGGTCTGGGGTGATCGTCTGGTTCTGCTCTACGTTCTTGCCTGCCAGATACGCCTGTGCCCAGTTAAGAAGGTAGGCTTTAATGTTTTCCACGGTGTCTACAGGTACGCCTTTAATCTTTACACCAGTGTAAGCAGTGCCGCCGACGGTAAACGTAATAGTGGCCGTGTTGGTAGCAGCGCTGTATCCCGTAACAGTGAATGTGTCTTTTGTAGTGTCGATTGAGGTAGGAAGTGCCATATATTATCGGTAGACGATTGTCATGTCCGCACCGTTGGCGGTTTCGGTTATTAGTGTTAATCCTGTCGAGAACTTTACGTCGTAGATCGCGGTCTGTGGGATGTTTGTTGTTGTTGCTACAGGTGTAATCGTTGCAATCTTGGTACCTGATGCCGCTGTGTTGTCGTATACCGTGGTTGTGTTCGTTGCCGTCGCTACGGAGTTGAATATGATTGCGTGGAGCAATCCTGCGCCCGTCTTTACTGTGGTAGTTGTCCGTCCTGCCACGATGTTGAGATAGTTGAACTGCCCTTCCACCTTCATCACGTCATTTGTTAAATCCTCTCCTGCCAACTTAGTTGTCATCGTCTGACGAACCGAGTTATCCGATGTGTATGCCTGTTCGCGTACTGCCATAAATGTTATTTAATTTGTAATTGTGGCTTTTGTAATGGTTGCCCCATTTGCGGCTGCTGTTGTCCCATCTGGGGCGGTGGAACGCCTGGTTGCATCTGTGGTTGCTGTTGTTGTGTCTGACTCGACGCTAGCTCTAATTCAGAGGGGCTAATACCTATCTGTTCGCAGAGCTTGCTAAACAAGAGCTTGGTCAATGGGTCTTGCAAGTTAAGATTCGGAATCTCCTGCAAGAGCATGTTTATGTTTCCTGCCATCTGTGCGGGGTTTGCCTGCTCTCCGGTAATGAGGAAATCGAACTCAAACTCTGCATCGTCATAGAAACTATCCTTTATCTTCAAGAAACGGTTTTCACCAAGACGTTGATATTCTAAGGTCGCTTTCTGCTTTGCAGCGTCCCAGTCCTCCTTAGTAACTAATCGACCTGCCAACATCTCCTTTTTAACGTAGTCATTGGCGTGTAAGTCTGCAGCCGCTTCATCGAGCTTCTGCAATTCCTGCGTTGACCCGGTAAAGCGCATGATGTGCTCGGGGGTGAGGTCTTTCATGAGCTGCGGAAGTACCAAATCGTTGAAGTATTCCTGTAGGAATAGACCGTAGTTTTCCTTTTTGAAACCAAACACTCCAGTACTCTGTGCTACGGCAATCTGTGTCTGTCCAAGTGTTACTTGGCTTCCTTCACTCTGGTCTCCGCGCACTGCCTCATAGGCAAAGGTGAGTTTGTCTACCTGTTGAAGATAGCTTGCTTCCTCCTGTTCAAATGCAGCAAGGTTTCTCTCCTCATTGGCTACAGGCTCTAGTCCCTGCCCATTGACATCTTTGAAGAACACGTCGCCGTTCTGTAAGTCAGTGAGTACGTTACGAATCATTCCCTTAGGACCTTGGAACAGGTGAAGCGTTGAGATAGACATAGCCTGGCGCTTCTGGTTCTTCATCTCGTTAACGCGGACTTGGATGTCAAACAGCATTTCAACGATACCGATTCCGAGCCAGCGTCCCTTGGTCTTGGTGTAGTGGAAGTCTTTAAACGGCCACTCCTTGCGCCAGCGTGACTTGAACAACGTAACTCCCATCTCTCCCACAGGTTTTCCCTCTGCGCTCTTAGACTGCCAATCAGCCCCCGCTACGATGAACAAGGACTTAACCAATTCATCCCCCTTCACAGTTCCGGGCTTTAGGCTGTCGTCTACCCACCATGCTGGCACTTCTCCATAGCGTTTAAACACTTTGATGTAAGGAGTAGAGCGCATGACGTTAGCGTTCACGCTTGTGTCTTCGTATGGCTCTGACGTGTTGTTGTTGCCAAAGCGCTCGATAGCAATATCAATAGCTTTCTGGTCCCATCCGCTCTCTTTAAGCTCACTCTCGGACATGTACGCAATCGTCGTAACGAAACGAGACTTTTGGATGGTTTCAACCGTCGGGTCGAGTATCAAACGGCGTAAATCAATGAGGTTAGCCCCGTCTACGGTCTTTTCAAGGACTACCGAGCCGAACTTAGG